GCCGCATAAGAAGCTATCTGAGATTTCCCGAACGGTACTTTCTCTAAGATTCTTTTTATATTAAAAACCATTTTATCAAATAGTTGATAAGATTTCTTTTGTTTCTCTGTTTGATCTTTGCCTTTAACTAAGAGTTTTCCATTTTTGTCAATGACACCTGTTTTAAATGCTTCGGTTTTATTCCACTTAGTTGTGAGCAAGCGAATAAACTTATACGTCATAAATAAGTCTACTGCACCTTCCTTTAAATATCCGCTCATAACTTCCTTAATACATTTATAATCGTTGAGTCTAATGGAACTTCAACATAATCATCTTCTGGTAAATAATTTAAATATACCAAGAAGGTTTTTACAATACTTTGTAGGGTTTGATGTGTCTTTGACATTAAAATCTCAGCACATATTGATGGCCCTAACACATTACCTAATATAATAATATGGTTTAATATTAATCGTTCTTTCAAATCATCATCACGATAATATCTATTGACTAATCTATTAATATATTTAAACCGAGACATATCTTCCTTAAAATCGTCGTCGGTGCTCCACTTATCTTTTTGATAATGCTTTGCAGCATACAACTCAAAGTTGTTTTTAGTCAATTCCATAATATATATTTATGAAGTTTTTACTTCATTGCCTTTTTTAATTGGCTCCATAATGATTTTTTAGACTTACGTCTATCAAGTTCAATACCTAACTCACGGCCAGCATTCTCCATTTCTTCTTTCGTGGATTTTGCTGTTACCTTAGGTGTTGGACTCGCGTTACTGGTAATCGTATCGCCAGTCTCTGGTAAGTCCGAGCTTGTACCGTTGAAGTTATCTACTTCTTCTTGAGTGAATTCAACACCCAATAAGACTTCACCATTTGGACCTAGAAAACCTTCAGTTGTTGCTACAGTTCCCTCGGGGTACATATCTTTTGTTACACCTGCCATATTTGACATAATTTATCTCCTAATTATTTAAACATATATCTTGGAGCCAAAACGTTTTAAAGTTTCCATCTCCGTTCAACTTCACTTTAACATGATTAGCTCCTAGTGTATCTATAATACCCTCATGGCCATCATTAGATTTCACCTTGTCTTTCACATTAAACAATTTACCAGCTACAAACTTCTCACGAAGATTCGAAGCTTTCTTTAATTTTACATCTTGTCTAAAAGATTTCTCTTCTCTTAAACCCATGCCTTTACGCACATCATTCATAAGTGCTTCAGCATCTCTATATCTTGGTGGCAGACCTCTTGAAAATGCAACAAGATCATTATTGGCTGCTGCAGCTCTCATCTTTGAGGCTGACATACCTTCTGCGCCATCTGCATCTGGATCACGATCACCTGCACTAAGTATTTTAATTGATGCAAAGTCATAGAAACCGTGTCTACCTTTTACACCATTGTATTTGTTTACTAATGTTTCGAATTCTTTTAATCGATCTTGGCCAACAAACAACTCTACATTCTTAAATCCATCATCATGTGCAATGGTAAGAACATCGAATATTGTTTTTGCTCTCTTATCCATAAGTATATGTCTTGCATGCTTAGGAAATATCTTACGCATATACTTAATTTTAGTTTTCCAGTCAAGAGGATTTTTCTTATTGTCTTGCGATTGAGTTGCATATACTCTATGCACACCACTACCTTTAGACATTGATATATCTAAAAGTTTTTCATGACCAATAGTTGGAGGATTAAACCGACCGTAATTTAAAGTTACAGTTTCAGCTGCAGCCTCCTCAAGATAGTGTTCTTTAAAACTATGCAGTGACATTATTCTTCTTTAACATTAACATCCCATCCGAATTCTTCTAATTCAACCCTAACATCAACATCCCATCCGATATCAACGCTTAATGTTTTTCTTTCAAACTCTAAGCGACCATCATTCTCTCCTGCTAACATATCACTTAAACTTGCCCAACGTCTATAGGCAATATACCCATCTTTATTTTCAGTTAAAGTATAAGTTTCAGTAAAATTTTCTTTAGCTATATAATTTTCGAAATCTACCAAATTATTTCTTGAATCATTTGTATCATCTAGCTGTTGTGTACGAGCTTCTTTTACTGTATTAAATTTATGTGTAGGGTGAGTAAATGTTATAATTTGTAATTTTCCCATTTCTTCTCCTATTTTATTTTTGCTACTTTAGCTAGCGCATCTTTCATTAATTTGCCGTCATCAAAGTCAAGATATACAGCAACGTGATCTTTACGTTTCATCATACGAAACTTTACACCTTTGCCTTTTACAACTTTTTGAATTTCTTTTGCGCTGTCAACATCGGTTTTTAAAACTGCACGTGGTTTTTCAAGCTTAGTTGCTTTATTACCAAGTACTCCACCTAATTCTGTTGGTAATTTAACACTAAATCTACCAAATTTTGTTTCGCCTGCCGCGGCTTTTGCATTCTTTTGTGATTGGTGTTTCCAGGCCCATGCAGCCACTGCTTTTTTCATATCAGCTACTGTTGTATTTGGTTTCATTCTTAGTACGGTCTTTGAACCTACTACTAATTCGTCATCATCCATATATGGTTTACCTGGATCTCTACCTAATTCTTTTTTAAAGTCTTTATAAATGAAATTCATGGTAGCTATTTCATCGTTGCCATTCCACCTATCATTATCTTTTACTCTTGCTTCATCCATACGTGTGTATGATTGTACTAGTCTGTCTATGAGTTTCATCGTGATTCGGACTCCCATCCCTTGATTATGTCTTTGCTAAAGTTATTATAGGAAAATTCCATCCTATCTACAATTTTAACTGCACCGTTTGTTAAATGGTCTATAGCAACATATCCCTCGGCGCCTGTTACTCTAAAACCGTCTTTAGTCTTTATAAATGTATTTATACTATCCATACTATCTAAATGTACTAACAACTTCTTTTTAGCCATAACCAATTCATTTTGCATATCAAACATACTTATAAGACTATCTAAGTTGTCATCTGAGAAGAATTCTAAGGCTGCCAACTTCGCTTCTTCCTTCCTATCCTTCCCAGCATCGCTCTTAAGCCTTTCTTTTTCGGTATCGTAACGTAATGATATCCATGAGATGAGCTCACTAACGTACGCTTTGGAGTCTGTGACTTCATCTTGCGATCTAACCTTCGTATTTCGAAAGGTATTAATAAAGAGGTTAATATCTTTATTTGTAGCCACGTCATTAAGCGTCGTAGAGGCGATTTTTTGAAAGAGCTTTCCTGCGTTCGAGATGTGTTTCGTAATTTCATCAGTATCCTTTTTGGTTAATGTGGCTAAACCAGATATGTCGGGTAAGTTCGCTGATTTTTGCCAAACGGAACGTACTGTTTTGAACGCTGCTGTGGTTACACCAAAGCTTGCATTCATTGTTTCAAAGGTTGAGCCTGAGTAATAAGTATGCCACACTACACCAATCTTTGCTCTCATAATCTCTTGCGCTGCTTCAACGGGTACTGCATATACTATAGTATTTGGGTGGAAGGTTACATACTTCTTCCCATCAATTGTTGTTTTCTTTAAGTCATTTTTAGTGAACATAATGTCACCTTGGTAGACTCCTTTCTTTATACCAAGTTTACTTAATTCTTGAAATGCTATCGTAAGTTTCTTTGCTAAGTCACCTTTCGTATCGGCTTTTACATCTTTAACGCTCTTATATACCTTAGGATTCTTATTGAATATTCCTTTCTTTGCAACAAAAAACTTACCATCGCTAGGATCAATACCAGCAAATACTGCTGGTGCACCATCCCATTTAACTGTAACTGCTTTATTATCATTTGTATGACCAGCTAACATGTCTCTTAAATCGCGTAATGCGAAGATAGCTGATCTTGCTCCGTCCACTCCACCATCAATAACCATATCCTCGATATGGGTCATGTGAGTATTCTTTGCTTCTGCTATGTGTGTCTTTAGATTCATATTATTTAAAACCAAACAATTGTAAACCTGTTGTATCTACGCTCTCAGGTTGATATTCAAAATAAGCCATCATTGCTTGATATCCTTTCTTAGCTATTTGTTGCATTTTTTTCATTATTGTTCTAAACAGTTTAGATAACCAACCTTTTAGTTTTGCAAATAATTTTGCTTCAGTTAAATATTCTTCGGTTAATAATTCTTGATTAAATTTTTCTTGTTCTTTTATTAATAATCCAGAAAATGTTTCTTTATCTACACTATCATTAGTCAATCTAAACGAACCTACTGTTGCTGCAGTACCTTTAGCTGATACTTTAGAACCTGTTGGTGTTTTAGGTGATATTCTTACTTTAACTTTTGAAGCTAATGTTTCAATATACGGAGCTGGTTTATTTGGACCTAATGATAATTGCACTATATTATTATCTTTACCAGTTGCAGGATCAAATACTACCATCCAATTTGAATTAGCATATTTATCTGGAGCAAATTTAAATTCTCCTGTGGCTGCTTCATAAACAAAAAACTTTCTAAACTCTAAATTAGCTTCAAAAAAATCATTAAATACTGGATTAAGCGCTTTCATTGCAGCTTTCCAATCAATGATTTCAGCCTTTTTAGCTTCGTATTCTTTTTTATTAAACTTAATATCTAACATACGTTTACCGCTACCAACTTTGGCTCTGACACCTTTAGGTGTGCTCTTATCTTTAATTGATTTAATGATAGTATTAACATTCCCCGGTACTGTGATTTTCTTTAATACTGGTTCTAGATCTTTCATTAATTTATTTATTTCTTTAGGTGCCTTATCTCCCATACTAGAAATTGCAGCATTAAATGTAGATAATGTTTCTTCTTTATATCCTGACATTACTTGAGATCCACCCGCTTGTTTAAGAGATATGTTAATACCAGAAGTTGAATATAAATCTGTTTTAGGTGTACCATTACTACCTAACCACTTAGGATTAAGTTTACCTACACCTGATCCAAAATGAATCATTGAATTGGCTGGAGCATTTGTTTCAGATTTAATATCTTTTGCAATATTTAATGCAATTGCTTCTCCTGCTTCATATGTTTCTTTTTTTAATCCAAAGGTATCTTTAGCTTTATCCCAACCACCGTTAAATGCGACAACAATAACTGCTTCCATATCTGTAGCACTTACACCATTAATACTTTTTTCTGTAATATACTCTTCTACCCAACCTGAATCATCTTCTTGTGGTCTTGCTGGAGTTTTCTCTTCACTTTTCTTTTTCTTATTGTATATAGACCAAGCAAGAGCAAATGCCTTGTCATCATCCATACCATCGGCTTTGAATCCCTTCACAAGTTGTTTCATGCCTGGAGGGGCTTTTTCGTCTAGCTGTTTTGTTTTAAATGAAAGCATTAATTATCTACCTTTGCACTAGCTCTCCATTGGTAACATGACCAATATCCTGCAGTTGTTTTATCTTTCTTATCTGCGCAATTATGACGAGCTCTAAAAGCTTTACGTCTTGCAGGGTCATCTCTTTTAATCTCTGAATTAGGATCGCCAAAGTTTACTTTTATAACATTACCTTTATCGTTCTTCACATATACATGAAACTTTCCTGGAGAACCTTTAGGTGAACGCTTAGGATCATTGAGAGTTTTGCCTTCGTACTTCTCAATTACTAATTCTTTGTACATCTCTTCGCATGCACAATCGATTGCTTCTATTTGTTTTAATGTTTTCATATTAGTTATTCTTTATCCATTCTTTTGCTGCCTTATTCCTTGGCAATTTCTTAGACCATTTTTTGATAATGGTTTCTACTTTACGAATTATTTGTGGTGTTCTTTCTCTTACTGTATTATCTATCACGAAAAACATATTGCCAAATGACTTCTTTAATATAGGTATGCTCTTATCTAATTCTTTAAATTTTTGTGTGACAAGCTCTGGACCAATAGATCTTCCACCCTCTTCACCGCGCTTTCTATCTGATTCGATTGAATCCTCTAACGGAATACTAACATACACCATGGCTGTTTCATAACCAAGCTTTTCTAATGTTGCCTTTTGACCTTGTACTTTCTTAGCATTTGCACCAGTACCATCAATAACAAGACCTAATCTGCCAATCATGGCATGGGATTGTTTAGAACCAGTATGTCTTTTTGCTACAGTACGTATTACATTACGTTCAAATTCTCTATTAGGGTCAAGGATAACTGCACCTTTCTCATCAGTTAAACCTGCTTCTTTCATATAACGGGTGAATTCCATATCTGAATTAATTACTTTATAACCAAGTTGCGGACCTAAAGACATCCAATCAGACACGTAAGATTTGCCTGCACCAGGCGCACCTGCCATGAAAACTGCTTTGAATATTGAAGGATCGTGTCTTCCTTCGGATAGATCACTCTTAAGTGACTGCATGAAACCTTTATAATTTAGATATAAAGGTATTTATAATAATTACAAATTCTTTATAATTTTATTTAAATTCTTAATTTTACTGTACTTTTTGAGTTTTACGAGCTTCGGTTCAACATGTTCTTTAACATTTTCTAAAGAAATGTAGCCATAATAATCTAATATTAGTAGCATTGCCATTACATCACCGAGTTCTTTTTCTAATTCAGCCACATTATCTTCATCATATGGGCCAAATCTTATTAATTTTGAGTTAGCTTGTATTACCTCTGCACATTCTTCTGAGAGAATGGTCAGTGTTTCTTTTACGTTCATTACTTTTTACCGAGTACATAGTCCTGCTTTGCCATCGCATCATCTAATATACTTTTGAGAATATCGCCTGCCGCTTCATTAAACTCTGTCTCACCATGTGGATCATCGAATGGATAATCCACAATTTCATAATCAAAGTTTATAGACTTT